GTCTGGCTGGGTCGGATAAATCGGAAGGAATATAATCCAACCAGTGCATAAACTCTTCTGGATAATAACCAAGAGAATTCTTCCACATCTCTTTGGAGATTTCTCTTCTTGCTGAACCAACAATCAAAAAGTTTTCTGGCAAAAGATCTTTCAGCCAGAGTTTGTATAGTGCTGGTATGAGTTTCTTTTTGCAAAGATCACCAGTAGCACCAAATATAACAATTGCTTTACTTGTCATTTAATAAATCTTCGATCTGTTTGCGAGTTGTGGCTGCCTTATGCTTTTCGCGTTCAGTATGCCTATACCCATATTTACCACGCATTATAAAATGTCCTTGGCATATCATAGTTACGCCAAAGAGAAATAGTAGGATTGTTCCTATCCAATCTACAATGTGATTTTCAGCCACGGAAATAAAGGATCGATTACTCCGATGAGTCGTAAGAGACCTTCAGCAAATAAAGCAAGAACAACCCAACCGACACACATAGAAATAATTCCAGCATTTCGGTTGTGCTTACGGATGGCATCGTCAATCATCTCCTGGCACTCTTCGCGAGTGACATAATGGGGTGGTTTAATCTGATCCATTCGGTGACTCATCGTGCTTGGTGAAAGGCTCCCAGTGTTCCCATCCGTATTTGTGCACAGCCCACATACCCAAGATGGGTACGAAGACAAGTGCTATACACATAGTACCGAGAGTAAAGGGGTTATTGAGAAACCACCTTACAAAATGTAACATCACTTAAGTACCTTGTGAGCGGTACCGTCACCGTCATATTTGTCTGTCTCATAATAATCATTTTCCCCTTTGATAAAACCAAAGCAGAAAGTGACGACTACGAAGGGTATACTAACCCAGAGCAAGATCTGTGCCAACATAGAGTTTCATAGCCTCCTCAAGTTCTTTAGCGTGGTGGAGTTCGTCGTTCAGTATCTCTAGTATTCTATCGTCGTGTCCGACTTCTGCAAGGTACTTGGCGTAGGTCACACCAGCGTGGATTTCTATTTCGTAAGACAGATGGTATGCAGAGACAGGAGCCATCCAATAATAAACCACGTTGATCCAATAATAGACAAGTACGAGGTGTCTGGCGAACAAGCGATCAATAAAATAAGAATTACCGCCGCAACTTTCCATATATTCCAGATGTTCTGTTTCATTGACGCTTTGATCGAAGTGTTGTTTCATTAGATAGAGATGTTCTGGACCACGTAAGCCCATAGATTCTCTGAGGTGAAGCACGCTCAAAAACGCAAAATAGGGTGCCCGAGCTATTTCCTCAAGCACCCAGAATCTTTGGAAGTGACGACCTCTATACAAGAAGTCGATAACAGAAATTGTAAGATGTAACAGTAGGGTGTTTATCTTTTTCAATGTAGTCTTGCGACTTACATTATCTAGGCAAGAACCCCTAGTGTACTTCGTTTTTAGTTAATTATTGACGCCCAATTTTGTTGATAAACACATAAACCGTATACTTGTGTCCGCTGCTACTAGCAGCAACAGTGATAGGTAAATTGCTAGCTTCGTGCTCGCAAACTTGACCTTCAAAATCAATATCTCCAGAACCACCTAAGACCATCACGGTGTCTGTACCACGCTTCAATTCTACGTAGTGTGTATCATCTTGACTGTAGACAACTCTACAAATTTCCATCTTAGCTGGAACCTGCACACGGTCAGCAGAACCTCTGCTGGTAGATCCACCAAAGCCACTGTCACCAGATTCAACCTTAACAGTGTACTCCAGATCTGCGTGTGTGATGTCAGTGGTATTTTCGCTTACCACTTTCACCACAGCTTTTGACTGTGTGTTTTTTAAGACAACTTTGGACATTGGAATTACTCTTTAGTAGTATTTAGATCGGACCATTTAGTATGGGACCAGCATCCATCGCGAACACCAAAAGCACGCTTAGCTGTAGTGTCGAATCTCTCCGACAACTTTCTCATTCCCGCTTTCTCTAAATCCTTGAGGATTTCTTTAAACGGACGCATATTTATAATAGAAGCTGTTCTAGGAGTATTTATAGGATAAATAAGTTAGGGGTAAGAACATCAACTCGGTCATTCAAATGAAAAAGTCCTTACTGGCACTAGGTGTATTAGGTGTAATCGGATTACCTGCTCGCGCAGATATCACGACTAAACTCCAATCAAGTGTGCAACTCAGCGTTAACGCTGCTGCAACACAAGTAGAAAGAATTGGTTCGACGTTCAGTATCTCAGGTTCAAATATAGATACTACGGACGGTACCACAGCAGGCACTGTTTCTGCTGGAACTATCACCTCTGGTGTATATTCTCCAGGAACAATTGCTGCAACACAGGATACTGCAGGAGCTGCATTTTCCTTCAGTCAGTCTTATACTCAGGCTGACGCAATCCCGACTTCAGCTCCTTCAGTAGGATCTGTTCACAACTTCGGTTCGCAAACGAGCACAGCAGCTGGCGTGGCAGGCGATTTAGCTGGTACAATTACATCAGCGGGTGTAGTCACCGTAACGGCTGGTGGAGCTGGCACTACAGCTACGGGACAATTTGTCTCTGAGGTTACTGTAGGAAACTAAATGATCAATCAGGATGATCGTAATGAACAAGAAGAATCTTTTTGGGACGACGATTTACTGGTTTGCGATGTCTGCGGCGGGTGTATTTGTCACACTTGCTCCTGCCCAGGCGGTCCCCGTGGTCCCGAACTTCACCCAGGGCTCAATGACGAGCCACACGGAGACAACATCAAAAGTGACTGAAACGATTAACTCTATAGATTATTCAACAGGATGGGAATACTCAGTGACGGGCACAAACGTGACCAACAATGGGCAGAGATTAAATCCTCCCAGCAATACATCATCAGTGGTAGTAAATCCAATGGGCGGCGTAGAAGGGCAAGTAACTTCCTCCGCAACATCCTTGGACTTCAACAACGGAAACAACTTCACTATCCACACCCCAGGAGCAGCGTTCCAGTTCACGCAACACTATCGTGGACCAGGCGTAACAAACCAAACTGTGATCCAGAGAGTGACCGAGGTCACCAGCGTCACAGACACCACAAGTATCTTTACCCAGTAGCACTATGTCTAACTCAACTTGCGATTGCCCCTGCCACACTGGCGGCAGATGTAGGGGGTGTGAGTGCAACAGCGAATCCAATCGCAAATAGCTCAGGCTCAGTTACCAATCAAGCTATTCAGGTTTTACAAGGTCCCTACGTAACTAACACTTACGGGGGCGGGATCAGTTGTCAAGGTCCCACTATGAACTTCACACCTTATGTGACTCATTCTATGAGTCGCAAAGATCCTTTTGAAGATTTTTATTACGAACCTCAATATGATGGTCGTGACTTTGAAGGTAGGGTGGTAGAAGTTCAAAAGAACGTCAAGAACTATCCTTGGGAATCTTGGTACGACGATAGAACTTACATCAATGATGCTGGTGAAGAAGTTCGTTGGTTCCCTGATGGCAGTGATATGACTATTACTGTTATGGAAGTGCAACCAGATGGTGTACCCGACAACGCTGGCTCTGTCCTCTGGCAGAAACCAGTACGTACTGGCGAGAAAAATAATAACAATACTAATATAGGATTCTCTGCTACGTTCTCTTTCCCCTTAGATGGTGGATTACAGGAACGTTGTAAACAAGCAGCAGATACTCAAATTAGTCTACAGCAGCAAATTACTGCCAATAAAAGGCTTGATTTTGAGATCGCTCGTCTCAAAAATTGTGGCGAGTTAATGAAGGCTGGAATTATGTTTAGACCTGGCACAAGATACGCTGCTATTTGTCAGGATGTGATGGTCTTTAATAAGACTACTATTGCACCACATACTCATTCTATTCCTTCCCCTTCAGTTTCCGAATCGCGTGATTCCGAATCCTCTGCTCAGCCCGCTTCTCCCGTACCGACTGCGGCGGGATCTTCTTACCCCGTAAGGCAGCAATCTTCTTCATTACCTTCTTCACCGCAGGTTTCACCGCTTTTAACAAAAGATCAGCAAGAGGTTTTGCGAGCAGTGCCGAGGAGGTTGCCACAACGGCAATAGATGCGGTTGTAGTTACCATACCTGCTGAAGGTATATTCTGAACTATCTGGTCGGGAATAGAAAGTTTCTCAAATACTGGGAGACATTCTTTCCCGACTGTTTCGTATGCAACGATTTTTTTATTTCCTTCTACAATCTTTCCAACAGGATCCTTAAGTTCTTGTGCTCTACTAGGACACTCAGGAATAGGTGCCTCTGTCTTAGGGACTTCAGGTGATGCAGGTGGCTTTGGTGGTTCTGCTTTCTTTGGTGGTTTGATAGCAGGAGGTGGTGGTGCTTCCTGTTCTAGTTTAAGTTTGTTGGCATCATACTCAATAGGACTGAAACTAGGAGTACCAGCGTCACAGAAAGTACGCACTCCATCTTTGTCCTCATCCTTGAGAGATTGATTCTCTTTACTGTCAATGTGTGCCTCTACACAACCAGGCATATTGACAATGGGAACCCCCACCTGTGTTGTTACAGGTGGGGCTACAGGGATAGCATAACTAGGTTGTGCCATCCATTCGGGAACTTCGATAGATCTAAGATCCCTGATATTGACGTCACCAAGTTCAATTTTAAGTTCAGGTATTTCCATTTAGCAATCATTAAAGACTTCACCAACTTGCGATCCCAATTCGGAACCAGCACGTTGCCCTAATAATAGTGCCCAACCGCCTGCTAGCCATCCAATGTAAGGGATGTTAGCGACCGCTGGGACGACGAGACCAGCTGCTACGCTAGTTCCTGCCATTGCACCTTGAGACCGTGCTCCAGCGTCCGC